CGCCAAGCACATCGTGTGCAACCTGTCACCGGCCATCTACGTACAGGGCAAATCTGCGGACATCAAATCGGCTATCGCCGTCACAAAGAAAAAGCCGCGCATTGTGCTCTTCGGCCTGCCGCGTTCGCTCGAAGACTTCGTCTCGTACGAAGCGATAGAGTCCTGCAAAGACGGCATTTTCTTCTCGGGCAAGTATGAATCTGGCATGGTCATATTCAAACCCCCACACGTTCTCATCTTCGCCAATTTCCTGCCGGACATGGAGAAGCTGTCTGCTGACCGGTGGGAGATACACAACATGCAAGCTGACTTCGCCACGGTGTCGAAACCGCTTGAAGATTAGTGCTTTTCTTATTCATAAAAGAGCGACGTGGTGTCGGGGTGTAGAGACGATCGCGGCGCCCTTCCGGGCGGCTCCTTCAACGAGTACCACCCCACAAACGGTCGCGATTCTGGTCTTGGCGGCGCAATTCGCGCAAAAGTTCACGGGCCGAGACCGGCCCTGAATGCCCGAACACTGCTGCACGCAGAGGCCGGAATACGCGCTCAGACTCAGCGTATCGCGCGGCCATGCGCGCTTCACGCTCTTCCTGTCGCCGCCGAGCAACTGCCGCTGAAACAGCGGCCTGACGAGCCAGCTCCGCAGCTTCAAAAGCGCGGAGCTGCCTGTTATGCTCTCGCATTTCCTGCGCAGCATTCATATACTGTGCCTGATCATAGCGAGAGCGAGACATCCCTAGCCTTAGGGTTAGGGTTAGGGTTAGGGTTAGGGATAAGGTTAGGGTTAGGGTTAGGGTTAGACTAAATGATGACTAACCCTAACCCTAACCCTAATGGTAACCCTAATGGTTACCCTAATGTTAAGCCTAACATTCAGACGCGTTTGCTTGTCAAATGAGTGAAACCAAACGCGTCTGAAATGCGTGGTAAGGCGGTTACTGTGAATGTTCGCATGCCTAAGGCTAAGCGCGGCAAGAAGCGGGCACGGCGGGCGCCCTACCAAACACTCAAGTCTACCGGATGGGTCCGCGGTACGGCGGACTCAGTGGCCAAGTTCGGGCCTACGGCTATGCAGGCTACGCCTGAGCAGCTTGCTATGCGCAAGGCTTGGCACTACCGCGGCAACGGCCTCTACTCCGGCCGTGGCGGTTTCTGGGGTGACCTCTGGAACAAAACCTCCGGGATCCGGCACGCACTGGGTGGTGCAGCCCGCGGGGGCATGTTCGGCCCGGTGGGCCAGGCAATCGGTGGAGTGACGGGCGCGCTCGGCATCGGTGACTACGAGACGACGCATCACGCTATCAGCAACGACATTGTGGACAACGGCGCTGGTCAGGGCATCCCCGTTTTCCACGAGGGCCCTAACATCGTCACAATCAGCCACAAGGAATACATCGCTGATATCTTCGGTCCTGTTGCCGCTGGCACGTTCCAGAACCAAACGTTCGGCCTCAACCCAGCTCTGGCCACGACGTTCCCGTGGCTGTCGCAGGTCGCGGCAAACTACGACGAGTACACGTTCCATCAGATGATCTTCACTTTCCGTTCGACTGTGACTGACTTCGTTGCGTCCAACGGTCAGGTCGGTTCCATCATTCTGGCAACGCAGTACAACTCTAACGACACGCCATTCGCGTCGAAGGGCGACGCGATGGAGTACGACGGGGCAGTTTCCGGCAAGGTGTCCGAAAAGATTCTGCACGGTGTCGAATGCGACCCGAGCAAGCTGTCGGGTGCGCCTGGCAAGTACACTCGCGCGGGGCCGGTGGCCGCGGGCGAGGACAAAAAGACGTATGACCTGGGTCAGCTCAACGTCTCCGTTTCTAACACACCTGCGACGTTTGCAAACCAGGCTATCGGTGAGCTCTGGGTTTCATACACCGTCGAGTTGCGCAAGCCTAAGTTCTTCGTTACTCGCGGCCTGGGTATCCAGAAGGATATGTTCGTCCTCAGCGACACTGCATCAATCGTGGAGCCTACGACTCTCGACTTGCTTCAGCTGGGTGAAGGGCAGCAGAACCGCATCGGCGGTATGCTCGTTAGGAACTACAGGGGCACCGCGCAGGGTGCTGCAGCGGATCAGTACCCCGCAACGCAGGGTACTCTCTACTATGTCTTCCCAGACACGTTCTCGGGAGACGTCGAAGTCGTTGTCAGCACGCAAGTGTCCGTGCTAGGGGCTGCAGGCGCACTGATTAGTGCGCAGACGGCCCCGCCGGGTATTACGTTTATCAACGACATCTGGGGAGGCGGCCAGTGGATTAGTAGCGACGGCCAAATCCACACGGCAGCGGGCGTTGACGATCCCAACTCATTGGTCCGCTACCACTTCCGCATCACTTCGCCTACCAGTGCCCAGTCGGCACTGGGTGAGGACAACGTCCTCACAATCGCATGCCCGACGACGTCCACTTTGTTGGTCTCCGGCATGGTGTCGGTTACTGTCTACAACACGGGCTTCAACAGTGCTCGCACTGGCGAGCCAATCATCAGCAATCCGCAAACGGAAGCTGTGGTCCCGTGGGGTCTGTAATTCAATAATAACGCGTCCTCTTGCTCTTAGTAGGCGCGCAATGCGGAACGTTTATAAAACCTAAAGCAGTCTGTGTAGGGACAGGACGCTTACGCTTCTTCGGCGCAGCCGTAAAGTAGCCCGAGGCAGCTAAGCCGACGATGGCATCCAACGCCCGAACGTTGTACGTGCCAGACTTCGACCGTCGCTTAGTGCTCTTTATCCCCAACATCTGCTTATCCATCTGACTATAGAGTGCAGACGGAGAAAGAGAACCGCGTCGAGTGGACGCGGTAGTCTCAATCCCACTCATGTCAAGAGCCGAGTGCTCACTCGGCAGCAAAACATCAGCTGGGTCAACATATCCATGGCCTGGGTGCATGAGCCAAGGTCGCTCGGGCTCCCACTCACGCGAACGATCGGCCATTACTGCTTACAGGTTCGTGCGTTGTGCCCGACCTGAAGACAAGTTCCGCAACGCTTTCGCTTATCTCCCGCCACAGGTTGCGGAGAACTGGAGGCGCCGGGGGCGGCGGAGGGCACAGACTCAGCAAAGCGTACTTTGCGAGCTGCAGCAAAAATACGACGGATAGCAGCAGGCACAGGGCGAGCACGATCCGTCGTGTAGGGAACAATACCATATAGGGGACCGTCGCCCCAAATGTTATTAGAGTTCAAGTCCACGTGTGACCACGCTGACATAAACTGGGCGCTTTTGATTGTCAAGTGGGTGAAATCAAAAGCGCCCATTATAGCAAGTGTGCATCACAAAAAATCAACAAGTCGGCGCTAAAGCTTTATTTATTTATTGTGATGCATATATAAACATCCGTTTTTTCTACGTCGGTATGATGCAAGCATCACCCAACTAAGCTCAGATCCCCTGCATAGGATAAGGACTGAGTACAGACTAGCCAGTGATTGGATCTGGTATCGGTACGTGTCAGCCCGTAAGCTAGGTTACTAGTGACTCCGTGCCGATTCACGTAAAAATAATCGCAAAGGTGCTTTGGCTTATTTTCCTTGTGTACACAATCATGTCTTTCGACGCCTCTTCATTTCCGGGCGTTCCGACTGCGCCGGAGCCCACCATGGAGCAGGTGGTCAATGCCGCCCAGGTTCACGCGGACGCGACGCTGGCCGCGCACATCCAGCGTACCGAGGCTCTCAAGAAGCGCATTGCGCCTCAGTCTGTGGACCCCGGCCCAGTGGGCGCGGGGTTCGAGCAGGCTCCGCCTGCCAAGAAAATCAAGGTGAGTTCAATCACGAAGAATGAACTCGTGATCAAGCTTCAGAACATTGTCATCAACAAATACATCACCGATGCCCCCGCCGAATGGGTGATCGATGAGATCCTCGAGCTCGTCGAGGAGGTTCAGAAGTCTTGAAGAGAGACCTGCATCCCTAATAGCCGGTATCGCAGGTCTACTGACTGGAGGTAATACTATAACCACTGTTCGCAGTGGTTTCTCCAGTCAGTCATGGTACTTTCTTTTGCTCTTCCCCTGCAGCCTTCGCATCAGGGGCCGCAATCAAGACGATGGTGTTTCACACTCAATAATCCGACCATGGACGGCGACGCGCTCGGAGAAATCCTGCGCGGTCGCGGGTCTACGGTCTACTGCTTCCAGAAAGAGGAGGGTGCCTCCGGCACCCCCCACTTTCAGGGGTGCTTTCAGCTCAAGTCGGCAAGCTACTTCCCCATCGTGGTGAAGATCGTCGAGGGCTGGCACCTCGAAGCCTGCAAGGACTGGAACGCTTCGCTTGAATACTGCTCCAAAGACGAAGGCCGCCTGGGCGGCCCCTGGATCTTTGGCACAGAACTGCCGGAGCCAAAGGTGTCTCCGTACGTCTTCAAGCTCGACAAGCCTCGCCCCTGGCAGGTCGAGGTACTCGAGCTACTTAAGACGGATCCTGACGACCGCAAGATTCACTGGTACTATGACCCGGTGGGTGGCATGGGCAAGACTTCGCT